CTCACCAACAGTTAAAGTCTTAACAGGATTATTATTTAATAACTCTTTTATTTCTTTATCAATAAACTTATCAGCGTCATCGGTTACATAATAAGTTTTATTTGGTATAACAACTTTTTGTGAAGGGTCGTTTTCTATTTCTGGTATAGAAACAAACTCACCCGTTTTCATTCGTAGAGTTTTAGGTGCAGCTGCATTAGAACCTGAAGCAACAAAGTCTCTCTCTTCTTTTACAAATGTATTTATCTGTTCTCTACGAGCGGCTTCTATTGCTTTTTCGTAATGTTCATTATTTTTTAGTTGTGCTTTTGTATATGGCATTATCTCGATACTTTAAATGTGAAATCATCATCATAGTAATTTACAATCTGAGTTGCACTTGATGCTGATCCTGTTACTACTTTCAATTCAAATTTATAATATCTTTCTGTTTGAAATCCATTCATCCAAACATTAAAAAAGTTACCATCAGTATCACAACTCACAAGTGAGCCTGAACCAAATGGTATTATCACATCTTCTGTTACAGCGTCTTTAACTGAATAGTAAGTTCCATGTTCTATGAACTGACTACCACTTGGTAAATATTTTACAGCTAAGTTAGCTGAAGTTGTAGAATATGTTTTAGCAGGGTATCTTTCTCTACCTACAAGTCTAAACTTAATTTTACTGTTTTGTTTATACTCAGGTCTTAAACCTTTAAAATAGATTACAGTATCTTCTAATGCTGAGCCTGTAAGTGGTGCAAGAGAACCTGTGCTCCAAGATGAATCATCCCAAACTACTTCCAACTTTGGTGGGTAGATTGTAGATGTATCTCTTGAGAAAAATTTTAATTGACCATAACGTGTGCTATCTCCCTCTTGAACTCCACTACCGCTATCAAGATTTCCTACACTACCACTTCTTTTTACCATGAAACCTTCATTCGGATACACAGAACCACTATACATCCAAGCGTGAACAATGTCACTTACATCCATACGAATGTCGGTTGTCTCATATTCTAAAGAAGAAGAACAAGTAAAGTTTCTTGTTCCAGCTGCATAACTACCACTAAACCAAGTTCCGCCTGTATTGTTACTACCACTTACCCATTGTGTTCCATCAATCTCACCATGTCTATATCTCCAACTACAACCCTCTGTTATCTGTGGATTAGAATGGTATGTTCCATCACCCATAGTCCATGATTGACTTACAGGATAAACGAAAAGTATTTGTGAGGATGGTAAATCTGCTGAACCTGCATCATATAGATTTAAATAATATTTTGCTGATTTTGGTATTAAACCATTTTGAACTGAAGCACTTAGGTAACTAAGGTTAAATTTTAATAATGCTCTTGATACATTTATTGTAGTTCCCGTATCGTTCATATCTTTACGAACTTCAAGTATAGGATCTAATCCTGTATTTACTGATTGGGTTGCTTCACCCTCATATAATGTTGCGTCTGCCGTAGCAAATTCAAAATAATGCATTAGTTGTCTCCTGCTACATGACCTTCAATATCTATACCAGGATATTTCAATTCAAAGATTGAAGGGTCTAATGATGGATAAATAATACCATTCTTTGTAGCGGTGTCTATATCATATAGATTGCCAGAATAACCATTTGCAGTTTTATATTTGTTTGTTATGATAATTGGTAGAGATTGTTTATTATCTTCTACAGGTGGAACTATTGTAGCTACACCATCAACCAAACTTAACTGATAAACTAAATCAGATAAAATGATTGGTTGATTAACTTGCCATCTATCAATATTAAAAAATGTTTTTACCGTTTCTATAGCTCTTAATAGAACTTCGTTTTTATTAAAAGTTGGTCTTGTCATAAGACTAAACTTAACACCTATGTTTATCACATAAGCGTTTTTAATATTAATCGCATCAGTAACCATTCTGTATTGACCAAGATAAGTTTGTAAGTTTTCTTTTACTGCTTGATTTACATTTACTAATTTTTTCTTTGAGTCATATCCTAACACATACATATTCAATGCTAATGGATTAGGTATTCTTGATGCTTTTTTAGCCATTAGTATCCTCCGCTTAGTGTTTCATTTGCTTTTTTAGGTGAAGCCATTCTAGCTTTTGCTATAGCTCTTCTAATATCTGCAGGACTTTGATTTTTTGTTCCAGCACTTGAAGATTGCAAATCTGCTCCTTCTTGAACCAATGGATTTATATTTTCAACTTGTTCTTCAAATGGTGGTGCTGCTGCTCCAATATTCTCTTGAACATTTTCTTCAGCTTGGTTAAGTTGTTCGTCTTGAACAATATAAACTTTTGCTATGTTTCCAAATCTTTGTGGTAATGATATTGCTCTTATCATATAATCTTCTTTTGTAACTGCTCTACTTTGTGCTTGAAAATAAGCAAGTGCATTATTTTTTACTTCTATTAATGATTCACCTGACCTACCACCACCAGCGGGATCGGGATTATTAACTGCTACAGAATCTTTTGTTTGTTGAACTGTAGCTGCAGTTAATGAAGTCTCATCGATGTCATATGTAATATCACTTATATTTTTAATATCATTCGCTGGAACATTATCTTCTATTCCACCACCAACTGTATACTTTATTGTTAGTGTTGTATTAGATGGTGCTAATCCATAAGTTCTTGTATTTAAAAAGTTTGCGGGATCGAATGCAGTATCTAACTTACTAATACCACTTGCTAATGATGAACCAACTCTATCTGGATTTGGAATAATCTCTTCATCAGGATTATCTGAAACACCTGCTCCAAATCTCATTTCAGTTCTATTATCATCTCTAATAAAAGGTGTAAATCTTCGTGGTGTCTTTCTTAACTTTAATAGGTAAGGTGTCGTATCATTGTATTGTGTTAAATCTGAATCGTTTGCTGATGTATTCTCTACTTCATCAAATATTGTATCTTGTGCTAAGAAAGGAACTTCATACCAACTATTACCATCACTATCTACACATGATAAAATCTCTATAACATTTGGATTACCTAATACTACTTTATCATATTTAACTGCGGAAGTAAAACTAATCAACTCTTCTTTTACTTCACCACTAATTGCTCTAACTCTTTTCTTTAACAAATATTTTGTAGGAACATTAGAATCTGTTTCAAAAATAGAAACTGTGGTTGGGTCAAATGAACTTGAATATTTAAAATTTACATTGTCCATAAACCTAAAAGTTTTTCCTGTAGTTGTTGATTTTACTTTTGTTGTGTCAGTAACACTTAAAGCATAATTCATATTAGGTCTTGTAGAATCTCCTGTTCCTGTAGCAGGTACAGTTTGGTAAACATCTAATACAGTTGAAGCAGGATAACTAACTTTTGGTTTGTATCCTAAAGATTGTGCTATATTATAAATTGTTCTTTTTTCTTCAGCGTATGCTAAAATAGATTCTTTAAATTGACTGTCTACATAATAAGAAAGAACATCACCAATATAGGCTGCCATTTCAATAAACATCATGCCAGGAGAAGACTCGTTAAAATCTGTATATGTATTTGGAAAATATGTTTTTGCATATTCTATTATATCATTTCTAAATCCCTCAAAATCTTTATTTAAATATTTGACTTCTTTAGATACATCTTTTATTGGACCTGTTGTGTTTGTAGGCATTTACTATCTCCTATCCTGTACTATTAAAATCTAAGGTTATTTGGTTTGTAGCACCAGGTGTAGTTGCTACTGAAAAATCTATTGTTACATTTAATCTATTTGGATTTGTAGCATCAACACTTGTAATAAGTTCATTTATAGTTATATAAGGTAACCACTTCTCAACTGCTTCATTTATCACTTTTTCAATTAATGCATCATCTTTAAACTCAAAAACAACTGATAATAACCTTGAACCAAATTCAGGTTGCATTGGTCTTTCACCTAAATTAGTTAGTAACAAATTTCTCAAATTATGTGGAGCTTGTTCTTCAATAGTTTTAGTTCTATTAAAAAAACGGCTACCGACAAATCCAAGTGGAAATGATAAACCAACGCTTACATCAGGATTTAAATTATTTTCAATTGTGGATGCCATTATTTACCTTTGTTGATTGCTTTCATTAAATCAGAATAATCTCTTGTAAGTGCGTTAACAACTCCATCTCCTACTTGATCAGGAGTTACACCTTTTTCAGCTAAAGTTTGTGCTGCTACTCTATCTCTTTTTAGTTCAGGACTTGCCATATCACCATAACCTAAAACGTCTGCCATATTACCTGATGTGTATTGTTTGCCACCCATATCAGGATATTCTTCTTGTGATCCTTTTGTCAAACCAACTGTTTCATTTAATATGTCATTCAATGATTTATTATCTTTAGTATAAGTAATTTTTTGCTTAGGTTTGATTTTTGATTTTTTTCTAATAGGTTGCTTTATCTGTCTTTCAGATATAGTTTTTCTCTCACTAATAAGTATCTTACCTACTTCTTTTTTAACTTCTTCTTTAATCAGTTTTCTTATAACTTTTATAAGGTTTTTTGTAGTCATCCTTATTACCTCTTTTTTTATTGTAGTGTTACAACACGACTCTTCATCGTGTTAAGTTTTATTGATAGTGTTGCTAAAGTGCTTAATGCTTTATAAGCTCTACTAGCTTCTGCTGCGTATGGTTGTGGTGTTGGTGTTCCTGGCGTAACAATAGTAATAGGTGTCGTTACTATAGTTGCAATTGCTGAAGATAAATCACTCACCACATCCATCAAATTTGATAAAATGTCTTCTAATACATCACCCTTTACTGCTGGCTCTTGTTGTGAAAAATCAATACCCAACTCTATTCCCTTACTCATTATGGCTGTATAACCTTTTTCGTTTTGTAAGAAAATA